GGGCCACCCTTTGCTTGAAATCTAGCCTCGTCCATACCTTTTTGAAAATTACCAAAATCTAAACCCTCAATCGCTTTTGGATCTACGTCTTGTAATCTTGGATCATCTAGACCATTAATTAAGGAAGAAGCCAGTAAACCGTACTCAGCCGCTTTAACAGGATTTTCTATAATAAAATCTAAAATTTTTCCAGGCACTCCGGTGATTAAATTTTCTATGCCACCACTACCCGTTGAACCTCCTATTGTAGGAAGAGAACCTCCACCCGTTACACTTGCTGTACCGCCTTGAGGGATATTTCTACCTGTTGTAGCTGATCTAAATGTATTTTTAAATCCTTCACCAAAACCAGGACCGCCTTCACCCATTCCTTGAAATCCACCAAGTAACGCTTGTATACCTATGTTACGTACAACGTTTTCTGGTTTATCTCCAGATAATAAACCTATGCCACCTTGTAACAAAGCAGGGTTGCTTAGCACAGTCTTAAGAAAACTAGGTGCCATCCCAGCAACAAAACTAGACCCAGGTAAAAAAGCTCCTATGCCTAATTGTACAATAGGATTTTTTAAAAGTTTTTTTGCTGCTTTAAATATATTTTTTAACATTAGTCATCCCCGGTAGCTGCTCCACTAAATAAATTTGGTGCAATAACATGCACGTCTCTACGGATATCCGCTTCAGTAGTCTCAGTTGCAGGGTTGGCTATGTCAGCATCCACTTCTTCGTGGCTACTATATTCATGTCCTGTTTTAGTATTTGTTACAGTTGTTTCTACTTTTGCGCTATAGACAGGCACTTGTTTGCCGTCAATTGTGTCATAGCGTAGAAGAACTGGTTCATCTACAATTTTTGCCATAATATAGTTTTATAGGCTATAAACTAGGAAATCAATAGGATTATTGTTGTTGTTTTACTTCCAAAATTGAAACCTCAATCATTGCTCTTGAAGCAGCATTTGCTTGGACTTTCATAGCATCACCTTCTTGATACACCATGCTAGTGCTTATAGTATTTGTGTTGGAGGCCGCCACATCAACCTGAAACACCTGAAAGTCTGCACTACCATTATTGTGGTCCACGTTTACTGTGACCGCATTAGAACCATCGTAGTTATGTGTGTTGATAGTTTTAACAATAAAAGTTGATACTGGAACAGGTGGCGTAGCAGCTACGTTTGCAGTGGGTACAGTGAACACAGTTGTTAAATCTGTTGTGGTTACGTTTGTTATAAATCTTTTAAATACATCAGCCATTAGAAAAAAACCAACTCCTTCTAGTGGACTCCTCTTGTGTGTCCTGTGTATATTGAGTGTTTAATTGTTGAATCATTTCTTCAAGTTGTCTTATCAACTCAGCAGACTGTTGAGGATCATACTCAGGTCTAGGATCAGGAAATCTCTGTAAAATTAATTTAGCCATTGTTTTACCTTATAAAAAAATATCATTCTTTAAGATTAATTCCATTCCATTTTTCACATTTTTTATAGTTGAAAGCTAAGCTAATTCTTAGATCTTCTTCATTATGTACAACTCTATGTGGTAAATCATCTTCAAAAATTAAAATATCTCCAAATTCAGGTGTAATACCAATTCTGTTGACAATATCTAATTCAATTTTTGAGTTTTTCTCAGTCAGATAAATTACTCCTGAAAAAAAATTTGCAATGTGGTTTTTATGTGTGTGAAATTCTTGATAAAACTTTTTTTCATAAATATTAACCCAAGATTGAAATATAAATCCATCAAAAAACAATTTGTTTTGCCTCATATGATTCTCAATATGAGATATAATATTTAATTTTAATTTATGAAGTTCGGTAACGTTTAATATATTATCAGTGCAATTAAATGATGTTTTTATATCACAATCCCAAGACCTTTCTTTAAATTTATCTTTTAGTTCAAAAATAAAATCAAACGCTTTCTTACATAAATCAAGGTCCAATTTATTTTTGTAAATAATTTTTTGTGAGACTAATATGTTATTATCTTCTACCATCGGGTTGTATATCAAATCTTTGTGTGCCTAATCTCCAAGCAGTTCCTGTAGTATTAGATACGAGATTAACAGTAAATTCTCTACCTCTACCACGCAAACTTACAAAGTCTGTTGTGTCTGTAAAAGTGGTTGTCTTAGTTACACTTGTGCTGTTGTTAGGATAATTTTTAAACTCAAGTTTTGCATTTAAAACACCCTCTTGATCTTCAACATCTGGTATAATTTTAGACACAAAAGCAAACTCGTCTCCTTGACCTATTTGCACTACACCTGATTTAACAAAAGCTGTTATTGCTTGTCCGTCTCCATTGTTACCTGTTTCGTGTAAAAACACTGATGAAGCACCATCACTTAATCCACTTATTACTTCGTTGTTAGCAGTAGCGGTGGAACTATACTCTGTTGCTATAGGATTGTCATATACTTCTCTATCTATCCATGTTGTTCTTGATAAAGTGCCAGTCCACCATGTCCCCTCTAAATAGTTATAGGCAACTATAGCATTAATTTGATCTGATCCTGTTCTAGGATAAAACCACATGATTTCATTAAACTCTCCATTGTGCCCCGCAAAAGCGTTCTCTGCCCCAGTGACATTAATATTATTAAAAATAAATTGTTCTACGGTGCATGGTAATTTTTTTACAGAGCCATCAAAAAGAAAGAAAGAATCTTGCGACATCCAATAACTTACACCATTAATATCAACACCTGCATGACTACCTATAATACCACAGTTTTGACCTAACTGTCTTAAACCAAAAGTAAAAGGAGGACCGATAAATTGTAATGAATGTAGAGAAGTATCTGTCCATACTAATATTTGACCTCTTGATCTCTCTGCGGCCACGATCCGTGATCCGTCAGCAATGCGTAAGGAACCAGCAGTGTTTTCTGCTGTTGGCTGATAGGTGTTTCTATCCTCTTGATTTGAAAATCTTAATAATAAATCATCTTGCGAACCAACTGTGCCTATTGTGCTTTCTGTTCCAAAAAATAATATATGCCTGTCAGGAGTAGAAACTAAACTTAGCCTAGATGCAGTCGGAGCACCAGTGATAGCTGTGGCTCTTGTAGATACGCCTGAGCTAGGACTCCATTCAAAGGCTCCTCCGTTTAATACTGTTGCAATTAATAATTGACCAAAGTTATCTAACGACCATTGTCTAGCTTCTAAGGTTACATTAGATGTAGTAGAGGGTGTGCCCCAAGTGCTTGAACCCCATGTATCTGTACCCCAACCAAAAGCTGAAGTAGAAAGCTCAGGACCAATATTTATTTGATATTTTGCATTACCTGAACCTCCACCACCAGATGTAGAGCCCGATGCAGCAGAGGTAGTTGTAACAACATAAGCATTGTTGTTTGCAACAGAGGTAATCTCAAATTCTTTATTCATATCTAAACCATCAATTGCAGAAAAAGAGTCAAAGGTAACAAAATCTCCTTTTTGTGCCTCATGACCTGTATCAGTGACAACAACGGATGTAGTGGCATTAGTAGTAAATGGATTAGTCAAAGCCTGTGTTTCTCTAATGGGAGTAATATCATAGGCTACACCTTCTTCATAAACATAGAGTTTTCTATCAGTGCCAAAAGCGTTGTACCTTGTGCCATCAAGAGCAACCCAAGCGTGTTGATCTCTAACCACACCTACTAATGTTGTAGAAAGAAACCTCTCCCACCCTTTTATTTTCTGGGCAGATCCTTGAAAGAATCGTACCATATCGCCATCAGTCCACTTACCTTGTCCTGTATAATCGGTAACTTCTTTATTGATACCAGGGGCAGGTCTAAAATTTATTAGGGGCATAAGATGAATATACTATATAATTTTAAAATTATTATCTTTTTTTTGATTATTTGTAGTCAAATACAACTGAGTATCTGTGATTAAATTTACCTATTACTGAAGGCATATTAGCTACAGAATGAACGATCGAACCGTTAAAAAATAATATTGAATTTTCAACAGCCTCTATAATCACACCATTTTCAATCTTTGTGCCAAATTCTGGAAAGGGACTTATTAAATAATAGACACAGGTTAGCTGCAAATCCTTATGGTCGTGCCATTGATAGCGGTTGTCTTCATTAGATAAATTTGCCCAAGTATGACTCAAAACTAAATTACCTGAGATTTCAGAAAAAGCTTTGTGCAAATTTTGCCAGTGTTGGTTGTTTTTATATCTATGAAATAAATCAGAATGAGTTTGATAAGGTGGAATAGAAGAGTCTGTACATGGTCTATTAGTGAGTTCCCAATCAATGTCTTTTTTTAATAAAAGTCTATCTTCATTATTTAAAATATTAAACTTTCTAATAAATTCATTATTGTTTATAATAATTTTTTGTAAGTTATCAGTCACTTTTTTTCCTACATTTATAGTCACATAAAAATATTAAAAGCCATAGAAATTCTTTCTTGATCTCCTGTGTGGTCAGAAACACTGTGTTTTGTCATGCCGGGAAAAAGAACTAACATATTACTTTTAAGTGAGATTTTCGAATGAAAATCGGGAAGGTTCATATATGTTTCACAAGGCACATCAAAGTAAAAAGCTCCAGACCAAGGAGCAGGAGCATGAATATGTTCTATAGTACAATCCCCTTTTTTATGTTTCATTCCCCACGAGCCATTAAAAGACCAGTTCATCGAAGCCTCTGGTGCAGGAGCCCTTAACTTAAAAATACATATAAGAGTTTCAAGAATTCTAGTGTGAAAATTTTTCATTTCTTCAATTTTTAAAAGATCATGCCAATCTGTAGACTTTGCATGAACATTACTTAATCTTTCTTGTGTATTATTTTCTACTGCTTTTGAAACAACTTCTTTTAAAGAATTTAAATAATTTTGATTATATAGGTAATTGTTTAAAACATAAACGCTTGCTATTGAACTGCAAGAAGATTGTATTAATTCAATATTCATTATTTCTCTTTAAGTATACTATAAGACATTAAAATTAAAAGCTATTGAAATTCTTTCATGATTTTCTTCGTTACAAGGACTAACAGAATGAGGAATAATTGAATTAAAAAACACCATTCTTTTTACTATAGGAATTAAATTAAAACATTTTTCATGTATTGTAGGAACTAAATGATGAAAATTTAATGTAGCTTTTTCACAACACACTTTGTGATAATACACTGCCGACCAACCCTTAAGACCATGAACATGTGTTCGATTATAATCTTGACCTTTATTAATATTTAACCAAAAATTATTTAATTGAACTTTTTTATTAATAGTTAAAAAACTATTCAAAGAAAATTGAATTAAATCTTGAAAACCAAAAGTAATAAGATTACTTTGATATCCTCCTCTGTTACTTACAGCCTTACCTGAATCAAAACTTAGGATATGATTTATGTGACTTTGAATAATATTAGAGTCGCCAGTATAATCATTTGTATATATTGATTCTTTGTGGATTATTTGCTCAATCATTTTTGCGATGATTTATCTTACTTTTTCTTAGCAATCAAAGTTCCAACATGCCCTTTAAAAGGTCTATTACCAAAATGAGTCAAAGGCATGGCTAAGTCTGCCCAAATTTCACCACCACACTCCTGCCATAGCCTACTAAAATAATAATCCTCAGATAAATATCTTTTTTGGTCAAGAGTTTGATAAGGACCAACAGCAAAAAGGTCGTAACAATTATCTGATTTGTAAGATTGACCGTTTACAATTTGATCGGACTCGTATTTTCGCTCCGGAAACTTTTTAAACATTTTTCTAAATACCTCCCGCTTTACAAGCATCATACCTGTAGCAGCTTCATTAACTTTAAAAAAACCATTCTCCCCTTTTAAATTAGTAGGATCATCAAAATTTACATTGTATCCCAAAGCTTTAGCTTCTAAGTCATCTGGTGTTGCATTAGGATGATCTTTTAATATCTGTTTCATTTTTTCTAAATACAAATGTTTTCTAGGGTAAATACCACATGCAACATCTTTATCTGCACAAAGTAATCTTTCTATGTTCTGCCAAGTAAACCCTATATCAGCGTCAATAAATAATAAATGAGTTGCAACATAATCTTTACCATCCATCATCATAGATACGATTGTGTTACGGGCTCTGGTAATTAAACTTTCATTGCCCATTGTTTGTATTCTCATTTGAACATTTTTATCTTTTGACATGGACCACTGTTGTAATTCTAAAAGACCATGAAGAGTAGCTTCTGATAGCATTCCTCCATACATGGGCATTCCTAAAAATATTTTAAAGTTTTTATCTGTTAGTTCTTCTGGTTTAATCATTTTTTCTTCTCCTATTTGTATGTTTTTTTTGACCAAAAAATATTTTTGTAAGCGTCAACAATCCAATTGCCCATCTTAATTCTATTTTTTAATTTATTGTCATAATCTTCTTTAGGCGCTTTTTTAAGTTTCATTTCCCAATCATCTCTTTTAAAAGGAATAACTTGAACCATAGGAGTTCCGTGCTTTAAAAAGTATTTTTTATCAAGATCTCCTGTCCAATAAAAAGGAAAATTAATATGAAGAGGAAACTTATCCGTGTCTACAACACCGTCAATAATTTTGAAAGGAGCATTTTGATTTAATGGTTGTGTAAAAAGACAACTATATCCAGGAGAAGTAATAATTTTCCAATTACTAAGAAACTTACATACTACGTCAAATGTTCTTTTATCATGTTTTAAACCTTCAGAAACTTGACCTTGTTTGTGACTCTCCACAGCAAAATGACCCTGTGCAGGACCTCCTTCTATCATTTCCGATATGTTAAAATTTAAATTACCTTCTTGATAACTAACTTCATAGTCAATCGGAAAAGGAATTATGTAGCCAAATTTTAAAGCATCTAAAAAAGGTACACACGCTCTAACAGTTTGGTCAGTTGTTTTATTAGTGCCCATAGACCTATCAAGTTTTTTATAAGATTCTGGAATATAATGAAGAGCAGGTTTTGGGCTTGAAATAAAACCTTCAAAATAAGACTCAAAAATTATCTTTTTTTTAAACAAAGACTTTCTCTTTTATCAAATTTAAAATCTTTATAAGGGCCTTCTTGATCTACATAGTGTAAAAAAACAGTAATAAAATGATCATGATGACATATTTCTCTCCAGTGAATTTTATCCATGCCTTTAAAAATAACTACATTGTTAGGAACCATTGAAAACTTATGATCTATTCTATATCTTTTGTATTCTTTATTTGAATTGAAATATTTGTACTCAGAAGTTTCGTCCTCCTCTCCAACAAATAACTCATAAGGCTTATCAATTGGATCTGCTCCTAAACATAAGGCAACTGTATATTCACAAGAAGGTCTATCCTTATGTATTTTTAAATCAGAACCTTTATCATATATTCTAAAGTAAGAATAAGTAGGCCATAATTTTTTTCCAACGTTTTGTTGTATGACTTCAGTGCTCATATCCATTAATGTCTCCATTAAAGGATCCGAATATTCTCCAATGATAGAGTTAGCTTGTGAATCTGGACTAGCTTCTTGGCTTGAATATTTTAAAAGACAATAATTATAAACTAAATTCACTAAATCTTTTGGTAAAAACTGTTCAATAAAAATTGGTGTCATTATATTAACCATCCTATTAATGCGTATCTTGTTCCTGTTAAAACTTTTTTTACTTGATGTGGAAACATAAAATTAGATGGAAAGGCAAGTGCATCACCAATATTTTGAGGATATTGTAGTTCTTCTCCAGATAGATTAAAAAGAAACTCTCCTCCTTCAAAATCATTATTTAAACACAATGAAACAGACAAACTTCTATCTGCACAAGTAAGACCATGATCTATGTGATATAGATAGCCTGCGTCATAGTCATTTGCTTCATATTTTAAAATATCTAATTGTGATAGTTTCTTAAATCCAAAATGTTTATTTTTTTCTTTATATACTTTTCCTATATTAAAAAAAACATCTTGAGCATAATTGCTAACTATTTTTTGACCAAAGGTTGTAGGATGCAAAAGACTTCTTGTTTTACAATTTCTAACATTGCGATCCTCAGTGCTTTTAGTATTATCATCTACAAATCCAGCAACTTGTAAATATTCGTCATCAAAATACCTTATAATTTTTTCACAAACTGAGGAAGATATAGTCTTTTTTAATTCTAAAATATTTTCTCTCATTTTTTTATTTATACACAGAAAAACTTAGTAAGTAATACTGTGTGCAGAAAGGTAATTATCCCTCGCTGTATTTGCAGTTGTAGTAGCGTTTTCTTGAGAGTCTGCGTCTCCCGCCATGGCATTTTCAAGTGCTGTTTTCCAAGTATCTTCAGCCTCACATCTTATGACAACATTAGTTGTCCACTGAGGAATAGAAGTGATCTGGAGATTATCTCTGTTGTCTGTATATTCTATCTCACCTGTATTGGTTGTAGCATCCCACTGTAACGCATGAACATTAGCATCTATCTCAGTGTGAGATCTTAAATTGTGATATACTTCATCATCTAGATATACATCTGATTCGGTATTGCCTGTGCCTTTAGCTGGTCCATTACCATTTAAAGAGCCAGCGGCATCAAATATAACAGTGATTCTACTATTTACTGTTGTGTTGTTTACTGTTGTTGCCATCTTTTTTTCCCTTCTTTGTTTTTACCTTATTATTACTTAATTGTCTAATGGTTTCATCTTCCATTTTTTTATCTTTGCTCTCAAGAGCTTTTTGATGATCTCCTATTTTTCCAAAAAGTCTACTAATAGTTTTCATTTCTTTTCTTGTTTGAGGGTTAGAAGCTAAAATATTATTCATAACATTTTGACCTTTGACCATCTCATTTCGAAACGATTCTGTGGCAGCTTTAGTGCTCATGATCTGTTGTGAATTTTCTACTAAAAGTAAAGGAATCCAAGCAATAGAACATCCCCATTCTTGAACATCAAGTCCTGTTTGAGGGTGTTTTCCTTGAAGCATATTGTACCAAATACATTGATGCTTGATACATTTTTTGTTGAGTAACGGGCACTTTCCGTCAGGGTCAAATATTGGCATTAATCTTTAGCAGCGATGATAACGTTTGCGAATTTCAAATCCATACCAGGAATTGAGAACGAACCACTTCCTGTGTCTCCTGATCCTGTATTGGCTCCTGATAAGTTACCACTAAATGGGTGACTGTGGTTTCCACCACTACCTGCGTTGGGGAATGTATTGTTAAAGGTCTGAGTTCCTGGAGCACTGAAAACACCTTCGTTATTATGTGGTGCTCCTCTTGAAAACGCTGTAGGATTATAGGAAACCTGATTTGAGGGATTACCGTTTGGTCCCTGGGAAAAGTTATTTTCAGGAATTTGGTGATTATGAGAAGCTAATTGTGGTGTACTCAATGTAGTGTTGCCTACGGTTCCTGAGACAGATCCAGAAACAGGTAAAGATGAAATTGGTAAAGTGCCTGAAGCAGTGCTTCTGCTAGATCCGAAAGTAGTTTGAAAAGTATCATTACCACCTGTGCCACCACCAGTTCCTGTAACTACACGCATAGCTGCATTGCCTAATGCAGCAGTTGTATCTTGTGTCCATCCTGTTGGAGCAGATGCTTGATAAAAAACTTGTTTTGTTCCTGAAGGAAAAGGATCAACTCCACTTAAATTTGAACCATCACCTGTAAATGTTGTAGCAGTAACAGCACCATTTGTTCGAAGAATAATTTGTCCTGATGAACCAGCGGTAACAGTATCTTTAAAAGTTGTGGCCCCTAATTTATCAACCGCATTATACATTTTATAATTGGCACTACCGTCGTTATAAACATGTGAGTAAGCACCTTGTGCTATAGCGATTCCATTTGCGGTATGACCAGTAGCTGCAATGGTTAAAGTTTGTGAACCTGTTGTGTTCCCTATCTTATCTCCTC